AGATTGATCATTAACAATTGAGATTGATTGCTGCTCAAATGCAACAGCCAAGTCCTCAATTATGATCGGCTTTGTTTTGGATGTTGTTACAAATGGATGGATCAGATTCTTGCATCTAACCTGGAGCATCTCAAAGAACACATCACCTTGATTGTTCACCTCCACCAATGTGGTTGCATTGTATTGCTTTATCAACTCAGCCACCTTCTCAATGATCTTGCTCCACTCATCATGACGCCATCTATGAGCAGCGACCATCTGTCCATCCTGGTTGATGATAGTCAGAACAGTGTAGTCATCAGCTCTACCTATGTCAAGACCAGCATACATCTTTGCAGTCTTGGATCCAGTTCCTATGCATTCAGATACGTTCCTGAATATACCACTGGCATTGTCAATGAACTCAGCCAGATACTCTTGCCTAAAGACATAATCTGGAAGGGATCGCTTTCTTTCATCCAGCTCCCTTGGATCAATCATAGGATTGTCATAAGATGTGAAATGAAAGTAAGCATAGCGATCATCATAGTTTGGTTGCATGCACAGCTTATGGAAATGATTCTTGCCTTTTGGAGTTGATATAAATATGATCTTCTTTCCTTTGACCAGGACAGTTGCACTCAACACCTCATCCCATAACTCTGGTCTGGTGAATGCCATCTCATCAACAACCATGTAATCAAATGTATTGCCTCGGATGTTGTCTGGTCTCTCACCTGAAAAGAATTCAATGGTTGATCCAAAGCCAGTGATCATAAGATCTGATCTATTGAACGTGAACAATCCACTTGCTGATGTTGCTCTCTCCATCTCAGAGAATACCTTCTTACCTTGCTTATATACTGGAGTTACCCATGCGATTTTACAGCCTTTATCATTGATGGCCCACCATAGGAGTTGGTTGATTCCAAGCATAGTCTTTCCGAACTGCCTCCCAATATTGAGAGCATAATATTTTTCATGGCCATGGTTGATGGCATCATGAATCTCTCGCTGTTTGTCATGTGGTTTGTAGCCTTTGACTGTACTCATTCAAAATCAAACTTCTCAACATTCTTAGTCTCGAGTTGTTGCCTGTCATGCATGCCGAATTTATTCTTAGCATAGAATATACCCTTGCCTTCATTGGCTACAATGTTCTTACCAAGAGCTATGAATTCACCATCTATGTTTTTTATAGTGTGACATTTATCAGACTCTTCTCTCAACCATCTATACCATGTCCTTCTATCAATTAACTTCATTCCAAGTTTAATAGGAATCCATATCATAAGAAAGTAATCAATAGTTGGAATGTGTCTATCAGAAACAAGTACAATCTCTCCTTTATTAGAGATCATCTCTTTTTTATTATTGAGACATTCTTGGATATATTCAAAGCCAAGATCCTCAAGTTGATCTATTATCTCTTGATTATATGCCATTTAGATATAATTATTCTCTTATTATATTATTTTGTTCGATTAATTACAATACTTAACATAGAAAGTATATGGCACCACTTTAAGCTTAGCAAGCAACCAGATAAGATGCTTATATTTTTTAAAGTCATATTTATCATATAGGGCACGATCTCCCATTCTCATGTTGACCATTCTAAGAATCTTTTCAGCTCGATCTCCGAACTTAGTGAAATCAAACTCTGACTTCTTACTGAAGATCTCTCTTGCCTCTTCTTTTGAGAGCTTACCACTTCTCACTTGAGCTGATAGGTAAACAATTCGTTTGTCAATGTTGAACTTCTCTGGCAGAAGGAATGAGCCAACAAACTCAGTGTAAACATTCTCACAATGCTTGCCACCATAATCTTGCCAGTTGATTAACCGCTTCATTTCAGCCTCCATTGAATCCCTATCGAATCCATAATGAAATGGCCTCACATTCTTGATTCCAACCGCAGCATAAAACAGCTGATCTTTGAAAGTAAATAGAGGATAATTCTGAAGCTTCAATCCAGTGTACTTGTTGTATATTGACTGAATGTATTTTGCATCCATATAGGTCCATCCTTTTGGAGTTGAGCCTTCAGTTCTGAAATCATGACCATTCAGAATGTACTTTATACCATACTTGTAAGCTGTATCATACATCAACTTAGTCATTGCAATATCATTTGGAATATCAGCATCAGGAACTCCAGCCACAAGGAAGGCATCATTCAATCTATCATACTCACCCTTGTTGACAGTATATGTGATTGAGTCAACACCAAGCAACTTGACTAACTGACTCATGTTGTGAATAGCCTCTGGAGCATTCCAATGATTATCAAAGTGAATCACCAAAGGTTTAAGATTCCAATATCTCACCGCAGTGAATAACAGTGTTGAGGAATCAATCCCTCCAGATATTCCCATGATACAGTCGTAGGTCTTATCCTTACCAGCTTGCTTTATCTTTGCAATTATATGTTTAAGTTCATGAGGATTGGCTTGCAACTCAAGCTCATCATGTAAATCACAGTACTCACATTGATGCTCACCTATTGAGGCAATTGACTCATCAAATAAACAACGTGGACATTCTTTCATAGTTTAATTTATATAAAGCCATTCAGGCTCAAATTTATAAAATTCATTAACATTAACTAAATTATCATCTAATTGTTTAAACTTAGGATTGTTAATATGATTTTCAATATCTTGAATACTATTCCAGCTTAAGCAATTATCAAAGTCTTGAGTATTAGTCACACAATACTTGCCTTGCATAGAAAGTTCCATAATTGTCTGAGCTCCTCCACAATAATTATTCAAAACTAATCCAATATAGCATTGATTATATATGTCATATTTTGCTCCTTGATGCCATTGCTCTTGACTATATTGATTACCAGCAAGGATAATGTCATATTTCAATTGCAGTTCAGATATTATATCCATTCTATGATAATCATTTGATGTAGATGGACAATAAGCAAATATCTTATTGCCAGTCTTTTGTTGATAGATATTTTCTGTTATTAACAAAGGATTAGAAAATACTGTATTCACATTAAACTCTTTAAATCTTTGTTGCATTATTTTTGAGCCTGTGATATTAATTATATTATCTCTTTTAAAAATATCAAAATCATCCCACATCATTGAATCATAACCACACCATAGAATGAAAGCTTTTGAATGATGATTTTTAATTACCTCAATATCTTTATCAGAATAAACTCCAATAAATAGACATGGTTTCATTGAATCATAATATGGCTTAACATTTAATCTATTAAACCAATCAAAGTCATTAACTGATTTACTCACATAAGCCTGATCTATTCTCATAACATTTTTTTTAATTCATTAAACTCTTTATCAAGCAATCCAGATGAACACCTCTCAGATCTCAGTGAGCCATCCCAATGGTCTCTGAATTTATGCTTGTTATTCCATTTATCCGTTGAGATGGATAGCAACTGAACTGATCTATCACATTCAAGGATTCCAATATCTTGATTTGTTTTAATAGCCTTCAGCCACATGGACCAATCAAGTCCAGAGTTAAGTCTTGGATCAAATGGAGTCCAGTTAATTTTCTCCATGAATTGCCGATTAAGAAAGCGACCAATACCAATTGGCTCATTTTCTCTCACTTGATCCTTATAACCTTTCCAATGGACAAGTCTGATATAGTCAGACACATCAGCAAAGTGACAGCCAAGTTGCCCTATCACTCCAAAGTCTTTGCTGTGCTCTTTACATCTTTCAATATAGCCATCACTACACCAGTCAGATGAACCCATGAAGATCACAGCATCAGGATTGTAATTCTTTGAGGCTTGGAATCCAGCATTCCACTTTGTGCCAAGAGGATCATTACTAATTGAGATAAACTCACAATCAAATTCCTTTGCTATCTCATTAGCTTCGCTCTCATGACCTAAAACAATCGGAGTGACTCCTTGCCGCTTAAGTCTTGAGATAGTTAGTCTGACAAGAGGAAAGCGACCAAATACTGGTATTGGTGCGGTTATAATCATTGTTTAATTCCAATAAAGTGAATACGAGGCTGGAGATGCTCACCATCATTGATTGATTTTAAGAGCTTACCCATTGCATTGCGGATACAAGTTGAGCAACCAGCATTGAGCTTACCAAATCCCATTGCCTTGTACCAATCAGATAACTCTTTTTTCATGCCAGCATTAAGGCTGAATGACTTTGTCTTGTTGTATCTCTCAACTTGCTCTAATAGTTCATTACTTACTTTCATAGATCAATATTAAGTCAGACAATAGATAGGTGATGAATGCCAAGCCAACCAGATGAAAGTCAATAATCGATGATGCAATAACAGCAACCCAAAAAGATAGACAGCTCTGGCATGAGAATGGTTTAATCTCTGGAAGATTGAAGCTCTGGAGAGCTCTCGCAAATCCTATTGGCAGTAATATTATAATCAGATAAATCATTTTTAAATTGTTTAATTGCTAAGTGAATAGTATCAAGACTTATTCCAGTCTCATTTCTTATCTCTCTGTAAGTCATTCCCATCAGATGCATCTTGGTTATCTCCATCGTGAACAGCTTCTGATCATCTGAAGGAGATTGATGAAGGTAGTCATCTAATAGTCTTTGAGCTTCTGAGACTTCATACTCATCCTCAGATTTAAGGTTGAGTTCTGGAAGCTCTTCATGTGACTTGAAAAGCTTATTGAATGATGAGTCTCTCCAGTTGTATTGGTTGTATGCGTATCTTGCAAAGATT